ATGTTTTCTCCTTAGAGACGTGCCACAGAAACCTGGGCGGTGAATGAGGGGTCCGTGCCCGTGATCGTCCACGTCGCACGGACGTAGCGGTTCACGGTGCCGGTCGAGTAGACGACTTCCGAGGTGGTCGTCGACACGCTGGTGAACGAGAGAAGCGTGCTCCAGTCGCTTCCGTTCGTTGAATGCTGAACCACCACATCAAGGTCAAGATCGGACCCATCGACGGCGGTGACGTGAAGATGTGCGAGCGCACCATTGCTGGTGGCGGCGCTCTGGTCGATCGTGGTGCCGTTACCGGTGGTGGTGAGGGCCGCCAAGTCGATCAGGCTGACGCCAGTGTTGGCGGGCGTGCCGGAACCGAGCGCCATGTTGAACGAGACGACATCGGCGACCTGTGACGTCGGCTCGAAGGAAAGTGTGCGGGCTGGAACCAGCCACACCGACTGACCGGCGGCGAACCCGCTGGGAGCGACCGAGGTGGGCACTGTGGAGCCGGTGGCGATCGGGGCGGTCAACGCCTCAACCACCGATCCGGCGGTGCCGTCGTCGTCCAAGAACCCGTCGAGATTCAGGGAGAAGTCTCGAAGCGATGACGTGAATTGGCGAGAGGTGTCGCAGAGCGTGGTGATGTCGAGCATGTCGATGCTCGCCTGCGGGGCGACACTCTTCAGATAGCAGGAGAGCGCCACGTTGCCGTAGAGGACTCGGGTGTTCTGAGCGTTGATGAAGGCCACGAGAGGCTCCTTAGGAGTGGATGGTGACGATGAAGTCGACGAGCATCAGCGACGTCCCGTCGGCGCGGTCTTGGGTGCCGAGGTTGCGGGCCTCGGAGACCCGCACCGTCTGGGCGGCACCACCGAGCGTCGGGTCGGCCTCGATCACCGCCTTGATTGACGCAGGGCCGTTCCCGGCGATGTAGTCCTCGATCCGAACTTGCGCGGAGCGGTCGTCACCACGAGCGACGAACAGATGGACGGTGAACTCGTATTCGTCGCATCCGCGAGCGAACACCGAGTCGTACACCACCCGGTCCAGCGAGATCGCCACACCCGGCGGGTTCGGGTTGTCGGGCAGTAACTCGTACACCCGCAACGACGGGATCGTGCGCAGGGCTTCGGCGAGACCTTGACGAAGATCGGACATCGAGGAGGGCATCAGGCCACCGGGATCTTGCGGTAGGGGGCGATCAAGGCTTCGACGTCGGGGTCGGTGCGACGCACCATGACGACACCCAAGTCACCGAATCCGGCGACACCGAGCGGGCTGTCGGCTCGTCGGAAATGGCGGGCGGCCAACAGCACAGCGACTTCGCGGATCGCGTCAGGGATAGCGGGCCATCCCCAACGGGCGGTGACTTGGATGGTTGCTCGACGGCGAGATGAGACGGGAAACCCGGTGTCGAGCGCCGTGAGCATGGTCACTGGTTCGCCTTTGGCGAACGAGTTAAACGGCTCCACCTGGAAGTCCACACCTGCAGTGAGAGTGGTGCCGTAAACACCGGTTCCGGTGTTATCGACTTTCACAACTATTCCGGTGGCGGAACCGATGTCGTCCACCTCCACCCGATCGGATCGGGCAGGTGAAAACGTGCGGTTCGAAGTGGTGCCATCGAGATAGAAGCGGCGGGAACACATCCCGTCGATCCGACGTGACGCCGCTTCGATAGAAGTCTCCAGGAGACGGTCGTCGAGAGTGTCGGTGATTCGGAGTGCCGTCTTGAGGTCGTCAAGTGTGCAGTAGCCGTTCGTGATGGTCACGTCAGGACTCGGGGGTCTTTCGGATCTTCACGGTCGGCTTGACCGCCTTCTCCACCACCGGATCAGCGGCGGCGGTTTCAGTCACCTCGACCTTGCGAGGCTGGGGCGGATCGACGAACTCGGCGTACCGGTTGATCACCAAATGGTCAGCCACCGGCCCTGGGACGTCGCCCACCTCGCCTTTGCGCGGGTAGGGGCGACCGTTCAGGGTGCCGGAGATGTCGACGAGCATGCGAACTTTCATGGGAGTTCCTTTGCGGAGGGGTGAGTCGGGTAGCGGCGGAGGCAACCGCTACCCGACTCGAAGATGGGTCAGGAGACGTCGCCGCCCAAGAAGTGCTTGACAGCACCGGTCTGGTCAACGAGGTCACCGTCGGTGCGGAGCGTCACACGGAAGGTGCGCACCGAGTAGTCGAAGGCGAAGTCGTCCGACACCGCGACCTCGATGCCGTTGACTTCACGGATGAAGTACGACGGCACGTGGCCGAAGAGAACCGACTTGGCATTCGCGGCGGGGACAGCGACCGAGTCGTTGATCCACACGGGGTAGCCGAGAAGCGAGTCCGGGTCGCCAGCAAGACCAGGGGCGAACAGATACTGGTCGTCCTGGTCCTTCAGTTTGCGGGCGGCGGCCATCGCGGCCGACGACATCATCCAGCCAACACCGGGCTGGCTCGTGTAGACCGAGTTCACGCTGTAGCGCAGGTCGATCAGGTCGTCAGCGGTGAACGCACCAGCGACAGCGTTCGCGCCGGTCTTGCCGGTGCTGGAACGGGTCACGATGCCGAACGGCAGTGTGGTGCCCGCGCCGACAGTCATGTCAGCACGGGTCTTGATGCCGATGGCGAGACCGGCCTGGCGGGCCAGGAAGGCTCCGACGTCGATGGACGAGTCGTTCGCGAGTTCGTTCGACATCTGTACGAGCACGACGTACTTGAACGCACCGAGGGTGGTGGTTCCCAACGTCGGGTCGGCCGGTGATGCCTGAGCGCCTTCACCGACGATCGCGGCGGTCGAGAACGCCGTGGACTTCGGGATGGCGAGCGACTCGCCCGTGGCGGTCGTCAACACGGTGGCGTACTGGCGAACGACGTTCGCCTGCTCCAGATGCTCGACGATGCGGCTGTAGACCGACGACGGCACCATCGTGGCGTCGCCCTTGGTGATCGCACGCTTCTCGAAACGGTGGTTGCGGATCTCGCCACGCAGAAGCGAACGGACGATCTCGTCGTCGCTGTTGATGGTGGTCGACTGATCGTCGGCGAGGTGCGGTTGAACACCGAGACGAGCACGAGACTCTTCGATAGTGCGGTTGCGCTCCTCGGTTTCGAGGATCGACTTGATGCGAGCGTCCTTGGCGTCGAGGTCCGCGTTGATGCGGTCGAACTGCTCGGACTCTTCTGCGGTGAGGTCGCGCTTCTCGTTGGCGGCCACGTCGAGGAGGCTCTTGGCCTGCTCCCATGCGCGTGCTCGCTCTTCCGAGAGCACGTCGATGAACTTGCTCATGGTTTCTCCTTGTGGAGTAGAGGGTGGATGGGGGTGCAGGTGGTGGCGTCAACCGTGGTTCCCGCCGTCGCGGGTCCGAGGGGGCGCTCCGGACTGCGTCTACGCCTTCTTGGCGTAGAGATCGTTGAGACGTCGCAGAACCGAAATCGGAACTGCGACTGGTGCCTCCGGTGTGTCGTCAATCGGTTCTGGATCGCTTTCGTCCGAGGATCGCACCGTCGCCGATGTGTCGGGATAGGCCGGGAATCCGGTCACCACCGAGACTTCGTGGAGGACGACTTCTTGAAGTTCGCGAGTCTGTCCGTCACCGGACCAGGCGTCGCCGCCTTTAGGGACGGAGAACCCGAACGACATCGAGTGGACGTCACCTCGACGCATGAGTATCGACAGGTCACGCCCGTAAGTGGTGTCCGGCAAGGTGCCTTCGACCAGTAGCCCCCGCTCGTCTTCGGTGAGAGTGATCGTTCCCGACCGCGTCGATCCGAGCACCATGTCCGAGTTGTGATTCACGAACATTCGGATCTCGCGACCCGAGTTCAGCGACCGGCGAAATGCTCCAGGGCGGATCGTTTCGATGAACGGCAACGGCTCGGACTCGGCATTGAACACCGCCGCATACCCGCGAAAGGTTCGAGGCATGTCCTCGTCATCGGTGACGTCGAGGTTGCCGAGGGTGACACTGCGGAACTCGACATCTCGTCCATGAATCGGTGCGGTGGTGATGTCAAGTCGCGTGTAGCGGACTTCAGAGTCGGACATGGCTTCTCCTAAAGAGGTGGGTCTGCGTCGATGCCTGCGGGTGGCAGTTCGGTTCCTGGTCCGGCCATCGGAGCGCCAGGAAGTGCCATCACAAAGTTGTCGCCGCCTTCATACGGTTCGAGTCCCTCAGAAGCACGGCACTCGTTCGGGGTTCGAATCCCTGTCATTACAGCGATTTGATACGCCTGCAAACGTGAGAGGGTGTTCGCTCGAAGGAAGGCGTCTACATCGAAACGAACGAACTGGCCTCGTGGCACGAGCGACGAGAACGCATCTTCGATGCGTCGAAGCCACGGCATGAGGGTGTAGGTGACGAAATGCTGACCAGACATTTCGGCGTTCTCGTAGGTTTGCGAATCGCCCTTCGCATTGATCAGGTACGACGGGATGCGGTAGATGCGTGCAATCTGGGCGATCTGCTGTTCGCGGGTTGCGTTGAGTTCCATGTCAGCCGCCGACGCGGTGACCGGACGGTACTTCAGACCACCCGCCAACACCGCAGGCTTACGGCGACGATTGTGCTGATTGAACCAGGTCTCTTGCAGGACTCGAGCCTGGTCAATTGTTAGCTCTGAGTCCGTTTCGAGGACGCTGGACGGGGTTGCACCATCTCCGTAGAACTGAGCGAGGTGGCGTTCCATCGCCAGGGCGAGACCGATCGTGGTCTTTTGCTCCTCGATTGGTGACAGTCCCTTCAGCGCCTGGGGTGGAGTCCACCAACGCAGATGAAGGATGGCGTCGTTCGGAAGAGTGGTCCCGTTGACGATGTAGCGGCGACCTCCGTTGCTGTTGCTCTCGACGACCACGTTTTTCGGATGCATCGGAGTAAGGGCGATCGGCTCTCCGTTGTCCCCTCGGTCGACCAGCACGTAAGCGTTTCCGTGCAATGCCAACGAGGTGACGGTCTGGTGGACCAACTCGTATCGGGTGACGGCATCGGACGGTTCGGTGAAGATGCGGGCAGTGCTCAGCGGGACGTCACGGTCGCTGGTGCGGCGGAAGGTTCGAAGGGGCAAAGAGGCCGTCGAATCGGCTATGAGGCCCACACAGGCCATCACAGCGGCCACCTGGAGGGCCGTGGTCTCATTCACCGGCTCCCCGGACCAGTTGGTCGAATATCCGGCGAAGTCGCCAATTGGCACGAAGGCACGTTGCTGAGGGCGTCGAAAGAAACTCATCGGGACGAATACCAACTAAGGCCAAGGATGCTGAGACCGGCCGCGATCCATCCGGCCGGAAGGTAGATCGAACTGATCCCGTAGATCACACAGCCTGTAGCGATGCTCTCGATGAGGGTGGTGACAGTTTCACGCTTCATGAAGGCTCCAAGGATCAACAACAGCAGGACTGGACTTCGCAGGTGTGTTCAGCCCACCGAACGCCAAAGTGACTGCGACAAGTGGCGTAATGTCGACCGCCGACGACTGTCGTGCCCACGCCCACACATCTCCGACGGTTCGCTTCTTCGCTCCCGACACTGCATTCGACAAAGAGGCTTGATCCAAATGACGGAGTCGGTGGTTGGTAACCGCATCCAACAACGCGCCACACGAGCGAGCCATCTCTTTGAGGTGCACCTCAGCCACATCGACACCTCGGGCACGAAGTTCGTCAATGAGCGATGCGGCAGGAGATGCGGAGTCGATGCGCACCACCGCCTTCCAGCGGAGCGCCACCTCAACCATGCGTTCGACAAGCCAACCGGTGCCAGGTTGACGATCAATCACCTCAATATGGGCCAGTCCGTCAGGCCGTCGACCAGCGACGGCGATGCTCGCCCAACTTCGCTCCGGGTTCATGTCGAGACCCATCACCAACGAGCCAGAGGCCACCGAGTCTCGGTCGACCAACTGGTTGAAGGCGTCCAACGGGATCACATTCGCCGCACCGTCTTGACCGTCAGGTATTCCGAGTCTTTCACGGGCGAATTCCCGCAAATTCTCTCCCATCACCGCCAACTCCGAAGCGACGAACTCCTCCGAGATCCGAATACCCAGCGCCGGGTTGGCTTTACGCCACACAGCCGGGTCCGAGATGTCGTCTTCTGGAACGGCTGACCACTCCAAGTAGGCGAGACGACCCGACGTGTCGTTCTCTTTGATCGCAGTCATAGCTCTTGCACGCACCGAATGAAGAAACGTCGATGTCGCCATCGGAGCGGACGATGCGTACACCAACTGCGGGTTCGGTCGAGCGGACAAAGTCGGCAGCAGAGCAGCCATCGCTGGCGCATCAAGTTCATAGGCCTCGTCGAGAACGATCTTGTCTCCCGTAAAGCCACGACCAGATCCACGAGACCTCGCAACGAACTTCAGCCGGCGACCGTCGCGTAGTTCAATTCCCTGCTCACCGTTCGCATAACGGATATGTCGCACCTTGCTTCTCAACTGTGGCGCACCATCAATCACCCCAGCCAGACGAAGAAACGCCTCGTTGGCCGTTTTGAATTCGTGAGCGCTGTGGAGGATCAAGCGTTCCTTGGTGATAAAGAGCCAAGCCAACTCAAGCGCCTCGAGGATCGTGCCCTTACCGTTCTGACGAGGACACAGGATGCAGGCTTCGAAGGCCGCAGGAGTGCCATCAAAGCGCTCGCTGAGAACAATCTCGACAGCAAGTCTCTGCCACGGGTCAAGGACCAGGCCGACTGCGTCAGCCAGTTCCACCGCTTCCGCGCCTGCGCTGTTGACTGCGCCGTCCGGGCGAAGAAGAAGCCGTGGCTCCTGAGATCCGATCGGAACGGCGACGAGCGAGTTCATCGACAAGTGTTTCCTCCTCGGTCGCCGACACCCGTTGTGTCTCAGACATCAACCAGGTCAACCCGTCAGCAATCTGCGCGTCCAGATGCCGAAGTGCACGACGATCCGTCGGAAGGCCGCTCCGAAGAACACTGATCCGAAGGGCAACCCTCTCGTCAACCTGTTCGCACAGAACCTGCAGGATCTCCCGAGCGGCTCGAGACAAGTGATCCGGATACGACGACACCCACAGATCGGTGCCAGCCTGACCTAACGGACGAAGAGGCTCAATCGGCGTGTCCCGAGATTTAGTCTTCGGAAGTGAAGTCATGTTCGTTCCCTGTCGCGGCGGAGACCGGTTTGATGCCGGTTGCTTCTTGGAACCTTCGACAGATCACGTCGCAGTAGCGAGGGTCAAGTTCCATGACACGCGCCACCCGACCAGCCTTTTCGGCAGCGACCATTGTTGAACCCGACCCTCCAAATAGGTCCAGGATCACACCACCGGCCTTAGATGAGTTCCGGATGCAGTAGAGGATCAACTCAACCGGCTTCATCGTCGGATGATCAGACGAGCGGCTCGGCTTTGGAAACTCCAACACCGACGTCTGAGCGTTGTCGCCGTACCAGCCAGCACCACCGCGACCTCGTCGACCCTTCGCACCGGGGACATAACCGAAGTAGATGTCCTCGTGCCGATAGTGATAGTCGGAATGCCCCAGGACAAGAGAGTCCTTCACCCACACCAGCCGCTGCCGGTACAGGCCAAGTTCAGACAACTTGGTGGCGAACACAACCGCTTGTTGACCAGCAGGGGCGGCCACATAGACCGCCGCTCCGGCTTTGCATCCTGCGATCAGATTCGCAAACGCACCGGTCAGTAGTTGATCAAGGTCGGACTCCGAGTCGTTCTTGATCGTGAGCGAGTCCTTGGTCTTTCCCACATAGGACACGCCGTAAGGAGGATCAGTCCACACCATGTCGGCGAGAGCACCGTCGAGGAGTCGATCCAGGTCAGATGCCGACGTCGCATCACCACACATCAGCCGATGCTCACCAAGAATCCAGACGTCACCAGGAACCGTCTTGGCCGGAGCCGAATCAGGTACGTTGTCCGGATCGTCAACCTGAAGCGTCCGATCCGAATCAACGATCCGATCGAGCAACTCGGCGACTTCATCATCCGACCAGCCCGACGCCACCAGGAGATCGGCGTCGATGGCCTGAACTGAAGCGATCAAATCGGCGAGCGCTTGCTCGTCGTAGCCGCCCAACTCGGCGGTGCGGTTGTCCGCCAACGCATAGGCGTTCGCAGTGACATCGTCATCGTCAACCCACACCACAGCGATCTCGGACCACCCCAACGACTGGGCCGCCTGAAGAGTGTGGTTGCCTGCGATCACCGTGCCATCTCGACGAGCGACAATCGGCTTTCGTTGACCGAACGCATCAAGACTTCGGGCCACGGCCTCAACGTCGCCACGTCGAGGATTGTCCGGGAGAAGATGCAGGTCAGCGACCGGCGTTGAGAGCGGAACAAGGTCGGCGTGAATCATCAGGCTCCAACTAGAGAGAAACGACTGCGACGGGGTACTGCCAGCACCTGTCACGACAGAAAACTGAAGGGGGGCGGCGGGCCATCCCCATCACGAGTCGTTCACCAATCCCGTGACCGTGGTTCACGGTTTCCGTTGACCAGCGCCGCACCAGCCCTCGCATTGCAGGAGCGGTGTTCGGGTGCCAACGGGGAAGTTGGATCTCCATCTCGGACGTGTCCTGCTTGCCACGGGTCGCTGGGGTTCGCCGCCCCGCCGCATCTCCAGCAGGTTGTCGTGGGATCGGAGATCGCCGCCTCTCGTACCGCTCTGGCTCGAGCGGGATAGTCGCCTCGATAGTGCTGTCTGTTCTTGGCAGGCATAGCGATCACCTCGTGCGGTCTGGTGGGACTGCAGGTTGGTGAGTGGAACTCTGACAACTCGTTGTCTCAGGTCGTCCAATGGACTGCGTGTTCGCGGTCCTATGTCGGGTCGAGGGGGGGTGGGCCACCGGGGTTGGCGGCTCACTCGGGGTGCTTGGTGGAGCACCGTTTCCGAGGGACATTTGTTCTGGCGGTGAGTGACGTTTGTTTTGTCAGGGTTCCACTCCGGATTTGATACCGGGCTGGGGGTGGGGGTTCTTTTGGCGGGCCGGGGTGGCCTGCGAATTTTGAACGCCTCGGTGACGCGAAGGAGGACCGCCCGTAGGCAGTCCTCATCAGTTACCTACGGTAACACATGCGTTACTGCGTTGTTGAGGTGTCGCCTGTTTCGGAGCGGTAGCGCACCATCCAACAGCGATCGCAGAGTCCTGTTTTGTGCCGTCGTCCGTCAGCGATGTTGGTGCAGGTGGCGTCGACTGCTCCGGAGCATCGTGCGGATCGTTTCACGTCGGTTAGGTCTACACGTTTTGGTCCGGAGTGGAGGATGTCGTCGAGTCGTTTGACGTCTTGGTAAAGACGATCGATGATGCGTTCGGATTCGTTGATGAGGTGCGCGTACTTCTGGCGGTTGATTGCGGTGCGTCCGGTGGGGTCGTTGATGTTGCCGCCGCCGACACCGTTGCTTTCAGAGCTAGTGGGGTATCCGTCTGGGATGAGGCCGCTGATCCATCGATGCCACGTTTCGAACTCTTTGGAGAGATGTTCGAGGTGGCTCCGCGTGTTGCGCAGTTGGAGGGCTGCTCGACGTCTTCTCATCTGTTCTCCTTGTCTTGAAAGTTGGTGGGTCGTGGGCGGTCTATTTCATAGACCGCCACAACGGACCCCACTGGTCCCCAACTTCTGTTGAGGTGGTCCCCGCCGTTTTGGCTGGTCAGGTGTGTCTTGTTGAGGTGGTCCCCGGTGGTCCCCACAGCGCTCGGGACCACGTTTTGGGTGGTCCCCAGAGTGGTCCCCAACTTTCTGGGGGTGTTTTCGCGCCTATTGCGGATCATTCATGCTCTCCAGGAGCCGTCTGATGTCGCCGTCGTTGACCTTGCGGGATCGCATCTTCTGTGCGGCAGTTACGACGTCGTGTCGGAACGATGGCAGTCCCTTTTCTCGCAGGAACTTTTGGATGCGACGTCGTGACCATTCGAGCGGGATGTTGAGTCGGTCGAATTCGTCAGCGGCTTTGACGGTGCCAACTGGCCACGAGTCGCCAACTTTTCGGAACCGGACGGGGGTGTCTCCTTCGAGGCCGTCGATGAGGTAGTCCTCTTCTCGGATGAAGGTGGCGGATCGTGCGACGACGGCGGAGATGCGGACTCCGTTGTCGGTGCGTGCCAGTTTGAGAACGGCGTCGGGTTTGTCGAGTTTCACCGAGGTGCCTCGTGGACCTTTGGTGACGTCTTTGCCGGTGTTGTCGCCGGTGACGATGGCGATGCCTTGTTCCTTGAGGGGTTGGACGGTGTAGTGGAAGAAGTGTCGAAGTGCCGTGCTGTCGTTCTCTTCGCCTTGGAGGCCGCCGTTGAGGCCGTCGATCACCACGATCTGGCATCGGTAGTGGATGGCGGTGGTCACCACTCTGCGTGCACCTTCGGGGGTGTCCATGAGGGGGACGATGTCGACGGCGTAGAACCGGGTGAGGTCGGTGGCTTCGAAGCCGAGGTCGAAGATGCGTTCTTCGAGGTCGATGCGTCCCATTTCGCAGTCGAGGTAGAGCACGGTGACTGGTGTTTGGGTTGCTCCGGTGAACGGGTCGATGCCAACGGAGCAGTTGACCGCCATGTTCATGATGAAGGTCGTCTTGCCTTGTTTGGCGGGTGCGACGATCGCTGTCCATCGTCCGGGTGAGATCACTCCTGGGACGATGTCGTTGGAAGGTTCGTGGAGTCGGGAGAAGTCGATGACGTCGAGGATGTAGTCGTCGACGGGTGGGGCGGTTTCTTGGGGAAGCCAGGTGAGGTCGTCTTCGGTGACGAGTTGGTCGCCGGAGACGATGTAGCGGCCGTCGGCGTGGAAGGGCGGCCAGTTGCCGGTGAACACCTTGACGACGCCTGGTCCGACGTGGCCGACGGTGGCGGACACTCCGTCGGCTTTTCCTGGTCGGGTGACGTAGATGGTGTCGCCTCGTAGTTGTGGGTTGTGTGCGCCGTGTTTGTCGATGAGGACGGTGAGTGCGTCGAGGTCTTGGTGGCGTCCCAGATTGGTGAGGTGGCGGACGATGCGGTCAAGTCCGGTGACCTGGTGTGTGTCTCCGTTTTCAGGGATGGGGGTGGGGGTCTTCTTTTCGATCTGATTCCAAAGCTCTTGTGGGGCGTCGGTGACGTCGCTGGTCAGGTCGTCGAAGGTGTGCCAGTCGCCGTGTTCGCTGGTGGTTCCGGGCATGATCACGAATCCGTTGTCGGAGCGGATGCAGTCAACTCCGGCGAGGTTGGTGGTGTTGCCGACGGTCTGGTTGTCGAGTTTGCGATACCAGATGTGGACGCCACCACTCGGGGTGGTGACGGTGTAGGTGCTCGGGTAGTCGTATTGCTGAAAGAGCGCGAGGTCGTCGGTGCTGTCGATGTCAATGACGACGTAACCGGCGGTGCCGGGGAGTCCGCCGACGGCCCATGCGCCCGTCCAGGTGGGGGTGGCGAACAGGGTGCGTAGGTCGTCGAGGTTGGTGGTGAAGTCTCTGAAGCCGTTACGGCACAGGGGTCGCTTGTTGATCTTCTGTTTGTCGGGGTCGTAGGTGAGGCCGCAGGGTCCGACGGGGATGCCGTGGGCGACGTGCTCGAGGGCGACGGCGAGGGCTTGTTCGCGTGTCAGGTTGCGTGTCATCGGTGCCTCCGTCGGTTTCAGGTGCGTGCTTGTTGGCGGCGTTCGTAGGCGATCAGTGCGTTGGTGACGGCGGGTGGGGTTGGGTCGGGGTGCTGGCGGAGTTGTTGGTAGAGGTCGTCCGCGATGGTGCGCCAGTGGGTTTCGTCGAGGTCGTGGTCGACGAGGTGTCGGAGGTACTCGCCGAGGTTCATGCCGTGTTCGCGGGCTTGCTGGTGGGCGGCTTCACGCCACGCTCGGGTGGTCTTGAAGTTCACGAGGCACGGCTTGTTGTGTTCGTAGTGGGTGGTCACAGTGTCTCCCGGTAGGTGGTCGCCCATTGGGCGAGGGTTTGGATGGCGATCCACTGGCCGCCTCTGCGACGCACGAACAGGACGCCGTGGGTGGTTGCGGCGTTGGCTTGTTGTTGTTCGACGGCGGGGAGGCCTTCTCGGATGGCTCGTAGCACGTCGCTGTAGTTCTTCGCTTGGCCGGTGCAGTCCGGTAGGCCGTCGAGGTCACCTTCGTCGTCTTGGCGTCCGGCTCCGAGTTTGCGGCGGACGGTGAAGCCGAGAAGGTTGCTGAGTTGTTTGGCGAGTTCTCGTTCGGCAGCGTCGCCTTTGCGTTTCTGCGGGTTGGTCATGCGTTGTGTCCTCGTCTTGCCTTCTTGCGTTCTCGGTAGTCCCGTTGACGTTCCGCTTTCCAGGCTCGGCACTGCTTGCACGGTGCTTCGTTGAGGCGTTCGTGGCGGTGGTAACCGGACGCCGATCCGCACTTCCGGATTGGCGCACCGTCGGGGCGGTATTCAGAGATCCGTCCGAGAAGGTGGTGGCGTTCCTCCATCGTCAGTCCGCCGTACACGCCGTGGTCCTCAACGTGTGCTGAGATCGCTAGTCCGTAGTCGCGGCAGAGGTTCGCAACGACGCAGATGTCGCATCGCTTCTTTGCTTCGGCGACTTTGGCGAGGTAGGTGGATTCGGCGAGTGGACGTCCAAGCGAGTCGAAGCGTGCTGGAACCATCACGTCCACCGGTGTGTGTCGGCATGCACCTTGGTGCTGCCAGCCGCCGGCAGTTTCGAGGTGAGGGATAGTCCAATCGGTGTGGAGATTTCGTTTCACCACTCCGGGTCGTTCGTATTGGCGAGAACGATCTGCCAGAACTCTTCGTCGGTGCTGGTGTCGCGAGATAGCTCTTGGCAGAAGTCGACGAGGATTGCCGAGTAGTAGCGGAGCAGAATTTGTGCATCGAGGGTGCTCGGGTGTGAAAGTCGGCTGACGACTTTAGCGTCGTTGAGGAGTTCGCTGATCACGTTGATCTGGTGTGAGATGCGGTTCAGGTCGTCTTGGTGCATGACCCGTTCCTTTCCATCTGGTGAAAGGTGAGGATGGTGCGGTCGAGGTGCGCGAGCAGGTCGGCGGGGTCGATTTCGTTGAGGCCGTTTCGTGCCTCGATGTAGAGGCTGGCGATGTTCACGGCCTTGAGAAGTACCTCTCGTTCGTCGCGCATCGCACGAAGCATCTCGAGGGTGCCTTCGTGAGCGACGCGCAGGTCGTCAATGAGGTCTCGGAGGTAGTCCTCCTCGGCTTTGGTGAGCGGCATGTGTCCTCCTACGGTTTGGGGTGGTCAAGGTGCTTTTCGATCTTGCGGACAAGACGAAAAGCCTCGTGCTGGATGTCGGTGTCGGCTGTGTTGACGTACCGCAGAACGCGCACAACGGCACGAAGATCACGGATGGTCAGGAATGATGGATTTGGCATGTATTGGTGCCCGGTGAGGAGTTGAACCTCACGACGCCGCCGGGGGGAGGTTGCGTCGACACCGTGTCCGGGCGGGACGTCAGACGAGGGGGCGTTCTTGGCCCTTGGTGACGTCGATGGTGAACTTCTTGCCGGTATATCCGTTCGACATCCGGTAGTCGTCGACGTAGGTGATCTTGATCGTGTCGCCGACTTTCGGTGCGAGGGTGACGAGTTGCCGCTTGGCGTCTGCCTGCGACACGGTGACCACTCGCATGGTGCCGTTCGAACACCGAATTTCGAGTTGTGGGACGGGCTTGTCTGTTCCGGGGAACGTGTACGCCTGAGCGTTCACGATCACGCCTTCGACCGAGTCGCCTCGGTTCGTGAACTTCACAAACTCGCCGGACAACCCGCCGGTCTCGAAGTCTGACCAATTCACTGTCATTGTTTCTGCCTCCTTGGTATTGGCATTGTTTGTGTTTCTGCGACGGTTGCCGCAGATCGGGTGCCGACGTTGTCGGCGAGACTGTTCAGAACGGGACTCCGTATTCGGCTTCAACCATGCCGACGATGTCGGCGATGCGATCAAGTTCGTGGTGGGTGTGTTCGCCGACTTCGGCGAACGTGGCGACGCCGTCGGGCCACAGGGCACCCAGGGTCTGGGAGGCGCTCGGGTGGTGGGCGATGGCGGTGCGGATGCGGATCACCAGATCGGCTCGGCGTGCCTGCTCGCTGTCGGGGGTGCGGTCGATCAGGTTTCGCCATCCGAAGACGACGCGAAGAATGCCGGTGGCTTCGTTCATCGTCTCGGCCATCACGACTCCTCGACCGGGGCGAAGAGGTCGTCGATGGAGACCCGGAAGTAGCGAGCCAGCGATGGCAGGTAGCCCGAGTCAATCTTTCGTGATCCGGCTCGCCAGCGGGCGACGGTGGCCCGTTCAACGCCAAGGCCGTGGGCGACCGCTTGGAGTTTCCGGGTGGCGAGCAGGCGGGCGACGTTGGCCCGCAGGTTTTCGGCGTCCTGCTCGATGTGGGGGATCGTGGATTTCATGCTCACCTCTGGTCGCTGACGAATTTCGAGAAGGCGAAAGTAACAGAGGGATGTTGTGGATAACCGGTGCGCTTGTCATTTCACCTGCTCAACTTGGTTCCAGTTGGCTCGCTTAGTTCCGCCGTATTAGTATTCGGCGCATTAGGCGATACGAGGGGCGCTATTACGCTCTCGGGGCGATAGGAGGACATTCACGATGGGGCTTTTCGCCAGCGAAATAACGCGACTTCGAAGCCAGCGGGGTTGGACCCCGACGGAACTCGCCGAGAAATCAGGGGTCACCCACGCCGCCGTCTGGCAATGGGAGGAGAGCCGCACGCTCCCCTCGCGACCACGGGTCGCCGCCCTCGAAGCCGCCTTTCAGATCGAAAGCGGATCGTTACAAGCGCTCGTCGACACCGACCGTGGACACCGTCGTCGCGGCCCCAACGACACCCCGAACCCGCGTACTCCTCTCCAGCCGCGAACTGCTCCTGCGGTTCATCGACGGACAGCGGGGTCGAAGTCCGCATCGGAGGAGGCCGACGATGTCGACGACTTCATCTTCGCCATGAGTGACTACGTCGTGGAACGTCTTGCCATGATCGAGGCGAACAACAGACGGGTCGAGGAATTGAACGACGAGGCACGCGTCCTGATGAATCAGGCGTTGGAGAACCTCGGGAAGCCGGAGGCTCAAGCACTCATCGAACGCGGCGGTGCGTTGCTCGCTCTCGCCAAACGAATCGTCGATGAAAGCAAGGTTCTACATCGTGAAGCCGATCAGCGACGGTCCGTGGCTGTTCGGCTCATTCAACGCACACGACACATCGTCAACGCCGACAACGATTCGGACGAGGTGGCACCGGAAAAGATCAGCGACGTCGCCAGACGTCGTATGGCGCGCAGGAATTCGAAACGCCGCTCAGAGCTCTTCGGTCTCTACAAGGAACTCGAGAGCGCTACGAACCAGTGGTTCACACCGGACGCTTCACCAGGCGACGTAGTCCCGCTTCTCACTTTGCTTCTCTCGTTAATGAACCGGGTCAACGACTTGGAGAGCAACGTCTCCGATCTGAAAATGGCGCTGGATTCGGAGAGGTTGAAGCGTCAGGGCAAACCGGCGACCGGCTTGGTCGAGTAGGACTTCTAGACGACGAGAGGCTTCAGCAGTTTCTCTTTGCGGGCGTCACGCACCTGGATCGCCAACCTGCACAGTTCGTACCCTCGTTCGGTGTCGACCCGCCACAGCGTGCACGAATCGCCGCTGGCGGGAAGATGGATCACGATTGCGGCGTCGGTGCGCAGACCGTCAATCGGGGTTCTGGTGGCCGTTGCCGGGTCATAGAACACCGAGTGGGCGTAGGCGGCCAACTGGCAGGCGATCCCTTTGGAGGGTGGATAGACGGCCTTGCCGGTCTTGATGTCGGCGACCACCACGTCGCCGTGACGGGTTCGCAACAGCCGATCAAGCGTTCCGGCCACCTTGATCTCGTCAGCCACCACAATCCGTTCCACTTCGATCGGGGTCAACCCGTGTTCGTCGAGCGCCCGCCGATAGGCGGTTAGCGACGGTCGGAACCGGTCGTCGACGTCGTCCATAGTGATCTCACCGAGGTCGAGACGTTCAGTGAGCCGGTGAATGGCAGTGCCGAGATCCGAAGCGGTCCACGCTCCGGCGGCGTCTTTGGCTTTGCGGGCGATCGCTCCGAGCGCTTTATCGTCGGTGACGTCGGCGAGCGATACCAGCGTGCGAACGTGATCGGACGAGGCGATTCCCTTCACAACCATTCGTTCGCCCCACACTTGGATGGCGGACTTGTCGTCGAGGGCGTCACCGACATTCGACGCACGAACGTAGGTCTCGGTCGTGCCATCGGGAAGGGTGATGAGAGGGTTGCCATACCGGTCGCGCGGCAGTTCGATCACGACTGCGCCTCCTCGATGACCGAGCCAACGAGCCGTTCGACTTCGGTCTTCGGGATGATGCGACGACGCCCGAGAGAGAGCGCGTAGATCGTGCCTCGCTGGATCTCGTCGTAGATCAACTTCGGTGAGACGCCGAGCATGGCGGCGACTTCGTGCACGGTGTACGTCAAACGCATGAGAACCTCCGAATCTCTGTGGAGGCTCGGTTCTAACCCTTCATCGGTAAAGATTGTCGGACAACAGGACATCCGTTGTTGCCAACTGGAACAGAAATGACGTCCCTACTGCTTTGCAGTCGACGTGGAGAACTACTCGGTGGACCGACGTGCCGCCGCTTCATCGGCGAGATACCTGCGGACGGCCTCACGCGCCTTTGCCGCCATCTTCGGCATGCCAAGAACTCGGTACACCTCGTGCAACGGAATCTCGAACGGGTCGTCGTCGGACTGGAAGGCAAGCGAAGCGCTCAGCGACACCGTGCCGCACCGGTCACGAAATGTGAGATCCACAAAGCCGGGAGCGGTGCCGAGAATGTCGGCGACCTCCTCGCGGGAGTACCAGAACTTCGGGTCGGCCAGTTCGCATTCGACCACAGCGGGCAGGCGGTCGTCGTACTGGTGAGCAACCGCATGCGAGATGCGCTTCGGGCCGAACATCCGCACGCATCGAATCCGCCCCTCCTCGATCGTCGCCCAGATTTCGTCCACTTCGTCGTCGACGTAATCGGCGAATTCAGCGACGGTGTAGGTGGCACGATTTGGCGAAGAGAGGCGCACCTCCCAGAACCGCTCATTGCGATTTGAGAGGCGACGCTTCCAGTCGTTGAGGGCTTCTTCCAATCCGCAGTCGGAGCAGATTTCCGTTTCGTTGTCGGTACGGCTGAGCGCACCGGGGTAGAGACCCCGATCTCGGTTGTTCGGGATGCCTTCCCCGCATCGGGGGCAAGTGTGTGGTTCCATGCGTTCACCATACGGACGGCGTTTTCGGGACAATCTCAACATTTGCCTTTTTCAGACTGTTGGAAATGGGAATCCCTCGCTGATGTCGCCAGGAGGGGGGCTTCTCGCTCTGCGGCTACGACCCGAAGATGTCGCCAATCTTGTCGGCGAGCCGCGTGTCCGACTCCTTCACCCAGTGGCCGTACACACGGAGCGTCGTTGCACCACCGCCACCGTGACCAAGTCGCCGCCCCAACGTAGGAAGATCAGCGCCACGAGACAGCAGATACGTCGCATGGAAATGGCGCAGATTGTGAAACCGCGTTTCTTGAATCCCTGCGTCCCGCTTTGCCTTTCGCCAGAGGTAGTCGCCCCTCTTGGTCTTCCAATGCCCGCCCGACTCGTTCACGAAAACGAACGGACTCGGGTCCGCACCAGCGGACTCCCGATACGCACGCAACCGGGCCATCGTGGCGGCGTCCAACGTGAGCGTGCGCGAGTTTCCGGTCTTGGTGCCCTTCACGTGTTCCGAGTGATCGAAGGCCCGACCGATGGCCTTGTCGATCGTCAACGTTGAGTTCGCGAAGTCGATGTCAGACCACTGAATTGCCAGCAATTCACCGCGTCGCGCGCCGGTCGCCACCGCCAAGTGAATGAACATTCCCGCGTCCTCGGACTGCTGATCAGCGGCCTCTAGCAACCGGGCGATCTCCTCCTCGGTTGGCGGTGTGATCTCCGGCGACTTGGGGCTTGCCTTCCATGCCGCATCCACCGGGTTCTCTCGGATGTAGTTCCATCGGACGGCTTGGGACAGCGCCTGCGAGATCACACGGGTATTGCGACAGATCGTTACCTCGGCAAGCCCGCGCTCAACCATCCCGGCGGTCCACTGGTCGATGTCTCGGGTCGCGAGTTTCGGCAGCGGCACGTCTCCGTACTGGTCAATGAACTGCTTGACGATGTCCCAGTGGAGCCGTTGAGTCGACCCCTGCCACTTCCTCTGCACCTTGGCGAAGTCAAACCACTCGGGAAGGTACGCCCCAACGGTCGTGGACACCGCCTCGGTCACGTTCACTCCGTATTTGACCAAGTTCTCCTGCCGCCATCGTTTAGCGGCTCCCTCGGTGTCGAAGGTGCGGGTTTTCTGCACCCACTGGCCGGTCCGGGTGTCCTTGACCTTGAAATCTGCTCGCCATCGTTTTCCGTTGGCGCTACTGCGAATGCCGGTTGTCTTTCGTTTGGTTGCCATGCGACCGACCGTAGAGGGGGGGTTCCCGACGACTTCCCGGCTGTTGGTGCGCAAAGTTGCACCATCGTTCGGGCAGAGCACGACTCCCGGAAGTTTCGAGGCCTTTGACCTGCGGTTATTCGGTGTTTCCAGACGGCACCGGAATTTGTCGCACACCCTGAAGCGGTAATCTCGCCGACTTGACAGGAATCCCGAGTGCCCCTGAAACGCCACTACCTGGCGTTTCGTGTGGGGCGTGGTTTCTAGCCACCCCGAGTTTCTCCCCGGTTGGTGCGCGCTTGTTGCACATCAAAACGGGAAAACGCCCTCGACCCGAAGGCCGAGGGCGACAGTAGCGGACATCATCAAGACGGTTCGACCGGTAGAAGCGGCAACGGGTGGAGGGAGTCGATCCGTTTCACCATCGCTGTCGGGATCGCCAGCACCCCGTCAACTTCGTCCTGATCGGCGATCAAGGACTGCGCCAGGAGGATGTGGCCGGGCTTGATCTCGTGGAGGAGGTAGCCGACCGACTCGACGATGCAAGGCCCGTCGTCGATCTCCTCGATGGCGCACCAGGTGTCGGTGACGGCGTGGGCGTCATGCCAGGTGACTCGCACCAGTTGTTCAGTCGTCATCGTTCTCGTCCTCCTCGTCGTCGGTGACCCATGCTTCGTTGATCCAGCGGGATTCAAGGTCGACCAGGATTGAGCGAAGCATCCCGATCAATACCCACGGTGGCGACGCCTCATCGTGGACGGCGTGGAGTCCGTGGGAGCCGTCGGGCCGGATGGCGTCCACGATCAAGAAGGCGTGGACCGGGATCGAGTCCTTCCAGTGCTCCTGGACAATCTGGGGAATGATGTCGGCGGCGTTCAAAGGTTCACTCACCATTTCTCCTTACGACGGTCGGTCACGAAGATCGGGCATTGCCAGGTGACGTTGTGTTCCGGGGTGACGATGGCGAGCGCCTGCTGTGCTGGCTCGTAACCGAAGTTCCCGATAAAGGAGTATTCGTCGACGGACTTGAGCGAGCCGTTGACGACGAGGCCGGGGGTCATGATCAGTTGATGCCAGTGCCCCATCCAGAGGGTGTCGAACGGCTGGTCGACCGCCATCGCTCGTTGGGCCTTCCTGGCGCGCAGTCGCATGATCGGCGGCCAGATGCCACCGATGCCGCCACCGCCGTGGGCTTGGTCACCGTGGGTGAGGAGATGTCCCCACTGGTAGATGCCGACGAGGGTGTCGGCTCCGTCCCCGATCTGGAAGGTCACCCGTTTGTCTTTGGCGTAGTGCCGTTCGAGCATCTTTGCGAGAAGCCAGTCGAGGTTCGTCTTGGCACGCAGTTTCGCTCGGGGTTTGCGGGTGAGCCGTCCGTGGTTGCCGGGGACGGCGGCGACGTGAACCTTGCCGAACTCGTCGGCCAAGACGGTGAGGGCGGCAGCCATCTGTTCGGACCAGTGCAGGAGCGATCCGAGGATGGTGTCCTCGTTCGTTTCCTTGAGTTCTTCGTGGATGTCGCCGGAGAAGATGTCGCCACCGAGGAGCACCACGACGCCGTCGTAGGTGACTCCGGAGAGGTAGTGGCGGGCCATCTTGATCACGTTCTCGCACCAGGTCTTGAGGCGTAGTTCGGCGATGGTGCGGTTGTAGGCGTTGAGGCCACCGACTTCGGATGGTCGGACGACCTCATCGAAGTGGGTGTCGGACAGCATCACCACCAAGGTCGCCCGCTTGCTTGATCGGGTGTTCTTCGGTGCGAGCCAAGCCGGCGGCTCGAGAACGACGTCGTCGACGGACTCGATGATGTTGACCACTCGGCGTAGTTCGACGAGTTCGGCTTCGAGTTGGGCGGCTTCATGGCGTGCCCGGTCTCGTTCCCGACGCACACGGATCAACGCCGTCGCGTCGGTGTCGACACGAAATGCCTGGTGAAGTCCCCGCACCTCTACCCCATCGGTGTCGAGATCGGGGCTGAGACGGCCACCTAGAGGGGCTTTTCTGGCGGGTCGAGGGGTCAGATCGTCATCGAGCGCCACAGAGACACTCCCCTCGACGATGCCGCTGAACCGTGTTGAGGTTCACCCGAAACCCGTTGTCGGTCAGCACACGAAAGATCGTGGTGTGCGCCACCAGCGGGTCGGTGAGAGCGTCAACCAGTGCGGTGCGATCATCTTTGTCGAGTTCGGCCAAGATCACCGAGATCGTGCACGGTGGACCTTTTCGACGGCCTGCCTGACCAGAGAGTTGCGTGCCAAGGTTCAGTTTCAAGCGTCCTCCTGAACTATGAGTGCCGGTGGGGATGCCATAGGACAACCCCACCGACACATGGGTGGTCAGCGAGCGCGATGAATCGCGACCGCTGTTGACGGCGTGAAGGTCACGACGTCAGGGGAACAAGACGACACGAACCGTGTCGAAGTCGAACGTCCAGACGTTCGTCGCAACGCTCATCGCGTTCGACGTCACGGTGCCGCTGTAGTTGTCGACCAACGTCTGACCGTTGAGGAAGTAGACCTCGCCGGTGGTGCAGTCACCGGCGATGCCGGTCACGTTGACGGCGGCGACCTTGATGCCATTGTTCGAGGCGTTGCCGTAGGTGTAGGCGATGTCGACCCCGTCTTCGTCGCAGGCGTTCACGCCTTGGTCGCCGACTGCGGGAAACAGTGGGGTGTTGATGCCGAGGGCGGTGAGGGCGTAGGTGACGCCGCCACCGATCAGGGCCGCACCGAACACGAGGGCGGCGATCTTGCGACGGTGAGCGGGCTTCTTCGTGGTTGTCATGTCTGACCTTTCGGGTGTGTGGTGGGTGCCTCCGAGAGTTCAGGTGGTGTCAGGGCGACGTCGAGAGACGTCGACGGGCGGCGAGGATCGCGCCGCCGAGACCGGCGATCCACAGAGCTACGAATCCGAGTGACCTGTCGCCACCGGTGGTGGGAAGTTTCGGTGTGTCAGGCGGCGGTGTCGTTGTGGTGGGCGGTGCTGTCGTTTCAGGCACGGTCGTTGTGGTCGACGTCGTCCCAGGTGGCCGCGTGGGAGGCGGTGGCGGTGTCGTGGGTGGTGTTGTCGTCGTCGGTGAGACGGTCGTCTCGGGAACAGTCGTCGGAGGGACGGTCGTCGTCGGAGGGACGGTCGTCGTCGGAGGGACGGTCGTCGGTGGTGTTGGTGCTTCGCAAACGTGCGAGAGAACGAACTTGACCTTCGACCCACCCGGCTCGTACACGGCGGCCGACCCCTCCTTCGTCAGGTCGGTGATGGTGAATCCGTCCGGCACCGCGACGAACACGTTGTCAAGTTGCCCAGCGTTGAGAACCATGTCCCGTAGGAGCACAGTCACGGTGGTGCCATCAAGGTTCAAGTCCATCGAGACGAACTGATAATCCCCGCCGTTCGGAGTGAGAACGAAATGCCACCAGTCGCCCTCCGGTGGACAATCCGAGTCCGTTTCTGCTCGATCGTTGTGCAGTTCGACCTGACCCGTGCTGAGTTCGATCTCGTTGTCGTTGGACGCTGACGCTTCCGTTGTCGAGTGGTGGAGCGAGTACGTGAGCAGGCCGACGAGCAGGAACTTGACGGTGGTTTTCATGGGTGGTCCTTGGGGGCTAGAGGACTAGGTCCGACTGGTCTTCCGTTGCGGTTGCCTCCAAGTAGTTGCGCGCCTCTTTCACGATGAGTTCGATCGCGGCGGCGACACCGGAGGTGATCGCCGCTTTCCACACCGGCCAGCCACCAAGAAGTGAGGCCGCTGGAACGATGCCGAGTGCGTGATAAACGAACGTGACGAGAATGCGATGAATGAGACGCCACATGGCGAGTCCTTTCGGTTACGCCCGCAGGCTTGGAAACACTTTCAATGCCTCCTCGACTGCTGGCGGGAACTCGTCCCCGCAGACGTAGCGGATGTGCCACGGCTCTGCGTTCGCCCCTGACTCCACCTCCCAGGTGAAGCCGTACTTCACGACCGGTGACAACAGCGGGTGCGGGCCGAGCATCCACGCCAACCGATCACCAGACGCTCCGGCGATGTCGATGGCGAGACCCCATCCGTGGTTCGAGGTGCCAGGAACCGCCGACGGTGCCTTCCCCCGTTTCAGCCAATACGTCTTCCCGTTCCATCTTCGAGTGACGACCGGAACCCGCAGAGTCGGATACGGGGAGTACCGGTCGTTGAACATGACCAGTTGTGTGCCATAGGGGCGATAGGTGCCGACCGATTGCAGGTTGACCCCGGAGAAGAACGCTTCGAGTTGCAGACAGTTGAAGGCGGTGGCGGCCAGATGATGCATCTGACCTCGGGTGCCGTTGAGTGAGCGAAGCAGAGTCGACGGGATGTATCCGTTGGCGTGGCCGTCGAGGTCGGTGGGCATGATGATTGGAAGCACGGGATAGGTCATGTCGGGTCCGTTGGTGCGGCCACGATGCGGATCAGTGGCGGGTCGTTGGGTCGGAATACTCGATCTCGATCACCACCGTCTCGGGCGTAGAGCCACATCTGGTAGACGCCGGGAGTGAGGTCAAGTTCGTCGACATCCCATGAGATCCGAATGTTCGGTTCGGTGGCTGAACCCACGATGTTCGTGCTTTTCGTCAATACGGTGGCACCGTCTTGGGTGAGTTTCACCGTGAACGTGAACCCGGTCGAGAAGTCGATCACGGCTCCCGTTGAGTCTTTCCAGATGATGTCGGTGCCGGGGTTCTCGGTGTCGGCGACGTAGGTGAGTTCGCTCATCATGACCTTTCAGTCGTGCGACTTGATTGGTGATTCCACGCCGACGATCGCGGCGGGTTCTTTCCAGGAGACACGTCGAGCCACCCCGACCGGAGTGCGGCGAGGTTCTCGATACGACACGACGGACGTTTCACGCCATGGAGGCAGACGCAGAAACGCCGGTCGAGTGGCACCACCGACGGCGACAGCGGTGGAGATGCCGACGCCTGTTGCGACTCGTCGACGTACCAACGTGACGATCGTGTCTTGGGTTCCTTGACCGGTTGCGGCGGCTGAACGCACCACGACCAACTCGAAGGTGGCGGTGCTTGTCCCGGTCGCCGATCCGGTCGCGGCTCGCGGGGCAACATGCAGACCCGAGACACTCTCGGTGCTTGTACCGGTCGCTAACGCGGTACGAGGCCGAACCGTCTGACCGTTCGCTGTTTCCGCACCCACACCGGAACTGCTCGCAGTCCGTGGGGCCACATGGGCACCGCTCGCGGCTTGGGTGCCGGCCCCCGTCGATGTTGCGGTAGTGGCGGTGATGCGTTGACCGGTGGCTGTCTCGGTGCTGGTGCCGCTGGCGGTGGCAGACCTCGGGGCCACATGAACGCCGACCGCTTGCTCGGTGCCGACACCAACCCCGGAAGCAGTACGCGAGACACCGTTCGAGCCGATGGCGGATTGCGATCCGACACCCACCCCGCTAGCGGTTCTCGGAACAGTGTGAGCACCGGTGGAGGACTCGGTGCCGACACCGATGCCGGTTGCCGTCCGTCGGACTGCCAGCAGGCCGCTGGCCGTCTCGGTACTGGTGCCGGAGGCGGTGGCGGTGCGGAACACCCCGGCCACACCAGTCGCCGTCTCG